TTATATTTTATTTTATTTTATTTTATTTTATTTTATTTTATTTTATTTTATTTTATTTTTTTACACAAATATGTATCTATATATAATATAGATGGCATCTTTTCAAGTAAATGTTTTAAGATTCGCATTCTTTGTTCTATTATTTTTAGTAATTATTATAGGATATTTTATATATAAATCAAAAAACTCGCAAAATTGGCCTCCTATAGTAGGCGATTGTCCGGATTATTGGGTAGACAATGGTCAAAATGGATCTAATTGTTCAAACGTAAAAAATTTAGGAAAATGTAATGGTGGTGTCGCCCAAGGACAACATTTAACAATGGATTTTTCAGGTGCGCCATATATTGGAGCTCAATCATTATGTTCAAAATCTAAATGGGCGAAAAGGTGTGGTATTACATGGGATGGAATAACGTCAGGTGTAGATGACCCGTGCGATATACAGTTAGATGTAAAAAAATAAATACTAATACGATTCTAAAAAAACAAGTCTAGATAAAAATCAACATAAAAAGATAATCAATATAACTATAAATATAACGAATACGGAAGGTATGCATCAAATAGATATGAATAACATCCTAAATAGAGAAGATGCTGTTTTAAAAATAAAAGAAGTATTAACAAGTTTTGAATTAAATAAACATAACAATCTATTAAAAAAGGGAATTTACATATACGGCGAACCTGGCTCAGGCAAAACAATGTTTGTGATGAATATTTTGAAGGAATTAGACTATGATATTATACAGTATGACGCAGGAGATATAAGAAATAAGTCTATAATCGATACAATCACAAAGCATAACATGTCAGATAAAAATATAATGAGTATGTTTCATAAAAAGATAAAAAAAATTGCCATTGTAATGGATGAAATAGACGGAATGAATAATGGGGACAAAGGTGGGATCAATTCTCTTATTAAATTAATACGTCCCAAAAAAACGAAAAAACAGAAATTAGAGGAGATTACGATGAACCCGATAATATGCATTGGAAACTATCATCTCGATAAAAAAATTAAAGAATTAATGAAGGTGTGTCATACGATAGAATTAAAAACCCCGTCTTTACTACAAGTTAAAAAACTAATTACAACACTGATGCCAAATATAATAGAAGAATCATTAAATCAAAGTATAGTTACATTTGTTCAAAATGATTTACGAAAATTGAAAACAATATATAACATTTATCAAAATAAGCAAAGTGTTTTAAAAAACGAAATAATACAAAATATTTTCCATGTAAAATCATACAATGATGATACTAAGAAAATAACACAAAAGCTTATTAATAATCCATATTCTATAAATAACCATTTGACAATTATGAATGAAACAGATAGAACAATTGTCGGATTATTATGGCACGAAAATATTATTGATGTGATAGGAAAAATGAAAAAGGATGTGTCTATCCCATTCTACATAAATTTATTGAATAATATGTGTTTAGCGGATTATATAGATCGTATTACTTTTCAAAAACAAATATGGCAATTTAATGAGATGAGTTCTCTCATAAAAACATTTAAAAATAATAAATTGTATCACGATTCTTTTAAAAAGAAAATGAAATACAATCCACTGGAGGTGAGATTTACAAAAGTGTTAACCAAATATTCAACGGAATATAATAATTCATTGTTTATTCAAGATTTATGTCAACAACTTGGCATGGATAAAAAAGATTTATTTTCGTTTTTTTTAGATATTCGAAATAAATATGATGAGGCTGAAATGGCACTTCTTTTTGAAAATTATGAAATTACCAAGTTGGATATCAATCGAATTTATAGATATATTGATAAATATACGAAGGAAAATGTGCCAGATATAGAGGATATTGTGGATGAAAAAAGTGATGTAGATGAATAAAATATATTTTAGTCTATTGTGTAAGACTAAAATGTATTGTTTTTAACTCCTTCGACTAACGTCTACGGAGTTCCCTCGGAAAACTTCGGCTAACGCCTCCGTTTTCCTCCATATTTCTTTTTTATTTCTTTTTTATTTCTTTTTATTTTGTTTTGGTGGTGTAGGTGGTACTACTTGTTGTGTTTGTAGTTTTTTATCACTAATCTGTTTTTGAATCAACTCCGTCATTTTACCTTCCAAATAGGCGACCTTTTCTCTCAATTGATTATTGGTGGTTACCAAAATTTGATGTTTTACATTTTGTTCAGATAATGCTTGTTGATATGCAGCAACCGTTTGAACAGGGTCATTTTCCATTATTTCTTTATATTTTTTGTTATATTCTTCCTGTTCTTTTTCTCGGTTTTTACTAATTTCCGCCATTTGTTTTAATACATCTGGTTTATTCTCTACATTTCCTGGGGAATAATTGGACAAGGCTTCGTCTATTTTTTCCATAAAAAAAAGTTTAATTTCAACATCCCCTTTTAAAAAATCATCTACGGTTTTTGTTGTTTCTTTCACCATTTTATTTGGCGCACCATTTAATAACATTTTTTTGTCAAACGTATTTTGCACGTGTGAAAATACCAAGATTGTTTTCATTGGATCCAATTGCACAAACGGAATCGTATAGTTTTTCAAAAAATGTTTTTCTTCGGCTAGTGCTGCCCCCTCTTCATATCTGGTTTGCTGTAGTAATTCTTTGCGAAATGCAAATGTACCCGCAGTAGCGTGGTTCGGACCATATGGACCAAATTGGTACATTTTATGAATATGTTTGAAATATATATACATTTCACTTGATCCGGCACATAGCGCCTTGGGATTTTTTTGAAGTGTTTCTACCGCGTGAGAAACACGATCTGGTGGATAAAAATCATCATCATCCATGTAAACGATAAAATCGCCTTTTGATTTATCGTGCATAATATTTCGTTTTTTACCTAAAACCATTTTTGTATTGTATTTAAAATATTTTACTTGTGGTATATGTGCGACCAAGTCTTCTATTTTATCCGTACCATCGTCAATAATAATCCATTCCATTCTATCTTTCGGATACGTTTGACTTTCAAAACATTTAATAATGGCTGGATAAAATGGGCGTCTATTAAATGTCGGTGTGCATATACTTACAAATGGTAGTAGCGTTTCTTTACTACTTTTATTAGACATATTTATATAATATAAACATAGTGTTTATATTATATTTGAACGTTTTACTTTTTTTGGGAAAACTTATTATGCTCCGAAAATAACTTTTCTTAATTTCCCAAATAATGATAAATGTTGTGGTTCTGCTGCTGTGTGTACACACTTTTTAGTCGCTTGAACAAAATCTCCAAGACCAGAAGTCGCGTGATCAACCGCCTTTGGAAAATAAGATGTGTAAATATCCGAAAAAAAATATAATAATAAACACGCGATCAATGAAACGAATGCAAAATATCCGCCGAATATTGCAGACGCATTTAATATTACAAATAATGATGTGATGTACATTATAATACTTAATTTATATTTTAATACGTTTAATATAGTGTTCATTACACCATATGGTTTTCCAGACGTCGCGTTTTTAGCACTAATTCCAAGTGGGTAAAATAAACAAAATATGGAAATAATTCCGACGGTTAATGGTATTATTAGCCATATACCCAGTATAAAAAATAGTATAACAAGTATATATATTGTTAATATTGACATTAATATATTACTGATATCCCACATATTGCCTGCTTTCCAGGTGGTCTTTTCTGATGTTCCTGTTTTTTCACTAAATAATAATGAAATATTCTTGAACCATAAAATCCACATGTAAAAATTATTTACAATCACGATAAAAATGTATAATAACCACGAAAAAAGTGGCGCTACAAAAATAATAAGTGTTTCTGATAAATATGAATTTAATAGATTATAAAATGAATTGATAATGGTGAAATTAGTTGCTATTAACTCTTGAAGAGTTGTTGCTATATATAATTTATATACAGATGAATTTGGTCCATCAATCATATTTTTTAATGACCCTAAAATACCGGCTTTCATATTTTCGTCTTGTAAAAATGATAATTTAGTAGAAAAAACCGCGGTTGGAGTTTTTACAATATTAATGTCGACTACAATTGGATTAATTGGTGGGGCTACGTCTGTGTAAGGGAAAAATGCTAGACACGTTGGGAGTATATTTGTTTGTGCAATTTTACACTTGAATAATATTAATGAACCTAATAAAATAATTATACCTAATATAAACAGTTGCCCAAACAATGACTTGAAAAAATCGGCCATCTGTAACTTAGGATCGTTAATCGATTTATTTTTTTTTTCATCTATTGTGGACATTAATTGATTGGTTGATACTATTATTAAAGGATATAAAATTTTTACAATTTTATTTTACATATTTTCCTAAAGTGTTTTTTCACATTTGAACATTTTTTTCTTGCTATAATTTATATATGATGTCATCTGAAATAACTGTATATGTTGTTGCAATTATTACATTTATTTTATTAATAGGAATATTAAAATGGCTTCATTATTTAACTGCAAATAAATATATTATTGAACAGTTCGATACTAAAACTCCTTCGACTAACGTCTCCGGAGTTCCCTCGCTCCCCGGCGCCTTCGGCTACGGGTCGCTCCACTCTGCTACAAATCATAATGTAAATGTCCCCATTAATACTTCATATAGTTGTAAAAATATGTGTGGTCCAAATAATCGTTGCTCAAAAACGGGGACGCAATGTTTATCTGATTTAGACTGCTACGGATGTAAACCCCAATTTCAAATAACACCGATGGCACCTCCAGTAAAAATTTCCGGTTTAAATGAAGCAGGAAAATTGACTACTGCAATTTCGCCGACATTTTCTATATTAACGACTGATATTGGTACTCAAGCAATGCCAATAGAAAATGAACCGGGATATTTAAAAAAAACAGAACAAAATCAAAATCCACCCGAATATTTTAAAGGTGACAATACGTGGAAAAAATCATTTGATCTCGGTGCGGAATTGTTTGATAAACGATATAATCCGGGACAACAGGTATATATGAAAAATTATCCAATACGACAGACCTTATCTGGTGAATTTATGTATGATGGGCCACCTGCTGCGAATGAATATTTGTAGGATTTTAGAGGATGTGGAGCGAGCCGAGTTTCTTTAAGCTATTTTATAACTTATGTCCCTTCACCCATCTAAGTAGCATACATAAGCCCACAATTACCTCCCACGAATGTAACCATATTTATTCTCTCTTCAAAGAATATCAAATTATAATTATAATCGTAAATTCTCCATGTCGGCTTGTTAATGCCTATTATATTGCCTGATTGTGGATCGCATATAACCAAAGATTGAGCCTGAGGATCTAATGGCGGGACTATCGTAACTAATTCCAGTTCAATTGTTGAAAACATACTCATGTTAATTGCACCAGACGGTTGTAAATCAAATGGTGATGTATGCAGGCCAAAATTGTAACAATATAATCCATCTGGTGCGTTCCCAGAAGTGCGAATATATTTTTCAATATAGTTATAAACACCACTTGGTTGAGAATTTTCTCTATATGCGCCGTCCAATAAAATACCCATATTCAATAAGATATTTTTTTGATTTTCAAAATTATAATTTCCAGTAATATAATTTCCGGTTGATGTACCATTTGCATTTACACCCGGTCCGATGTCAACTACTGTAGTAGAACCATCTGGATTCGTTCTTACAATTTCAAAAGTTCCTGTAGATAACGCGGGCGTAATATCAATAGGTAAATATCTATACGGCCAGTTTGTGTAATTACTCCATTCGTTTCTTAAATTTGCATCACTTCGTTGCATGTAAAACATATAAGTTGATATCATACCAACTGAATCCAATTGAACTTTGTTCGATCCCGTCACATTATAAAAAATATTTTCGCGCACTTGTTTGAATAAATATTTCTGTTCTTGAAGTGCAAATACTCTAGACTCGTCGTTAGATAGAAAACAATATGTGCAGTTTAAATGCACATCTGAATTCCACAACGTTCTTGTATCTATATAAGAACCGACACCCAATTCAACATCGGGTGGTGTTTGTAAAAATCGATAAAATTGCATATAATATTGATTGAAATTTGGCGCAATATACGGGTAACTATTCGCACTGTCCATAACATCACGAATTTGAAATAGTTCTTGTATAGGACGCATTGTTACATTTATCTGCAGTTCATTATATTGAAGTGCTGTTAATGGAAACGCCATTTGACTCTTCATATTGAACCACGCGTTCAT